TTTCAACCACTTCATTCATTACTTCTAATGGTATGAAATTATCATCATCATCATCATCATCTGAATTATGTATGAATATATGAGTATTATATACATCTATAGCTATAAGATGAAGACCGTCTTTAGACATTTTTGCAACATTTAATACATTATTATCTCTATCAGATGTTGTTTCCCATTCTTGGTTTTCCGAAAAGGATTTTTCTAATCTTTTCATAACAGGGTTTATAGATAGAGAACGATTAAATTCTAGTCTAACTGGTGCTGCATGTTCTATATCTTCTTGGGCAGAGAATTGTATATTTTCTCTACTAATGTCTTCCATGTTAAATTTATATTTATTGTTATCATCTATATCTGATAACCAAGGGTGTTCAAGTAATTGAGATGCACTATATCTTTCATCAGGGTTTGATTTAAGCATACACCTAATAAAGTCCTTTCCAATCGAAGATATCCTTTTATCACCAGAATCATCAAATGTAAATTCAGTTCTATATTTATCTCTAGCTGCAAATGGAAGGTTACATTGCAACAAGAAATAAATCATAACACCAGTTGACCATATATCAATTTTGTCTCCCTTGTACCTTTCTTCGTTCAAGATTTCAGGGGCCATATAATCCTCTGTGCCACATATAGTTCCTAACTTTTTCATAGAAGCTGATCTTGCTTCCATTCTCCCAAATTTATTTTTATTATGATTCTTATTCTTTCCATTTGATATATCATCTTCAAAATCTTCTACCTCCATTATAGATGCAAAACCAAAATCAATTATTTTTATATTATCTTTATCGTCAAGTAGTATATTCTGGGGTTTAATATCTCTATGACAAATATTTGTACCATGACAGAAAGCTAATGCATCAAGAATTTGACGAACATAGTTTCTACATTTAGATTCCAGTAGAATACCATATTTAGATATTAAACCATATAGTTCTCCACCAACTATGTGTTCCATTATAATATAAAGCGCATCTTTAGACATTAGAACTTCGTATACACGAACAATATTAGGATGATGTATCTTCTTAAGAATATAAATTTCTTTCTGAACTTGTCCACCCATACCATTTTGTATAATTTTGTTCTTAAATATCTTTTTCATTGCAAAAATCTTTTTTGTATCTTTTTCTGTGACCTTATAAACCTCTCCAAAAGAACCACTTCCAATTGAATCTCCAACTGCATAATCTCCAATGTATTCTTTAACTATCATTTCATACATTATACCGAAAATATTTTTTTAATTAGTTCTTATACATGAATCTAAGTTCTTATTTTCAATTTTTATATCATTTTTATAACCCATACTAGAAAAATATTTTTCCATGTTAAGAGAATGCAAGCTTCCTAAATAAATTACAGAAGTTGATATAGGTGTATCATTTTCATGGACAAAAAGTTTACCTAATAGCCATATATCTAAGAACTTATTTGTTATATCTCTGTATAATATCTTTAAATATTCAACATCTTTTATTATAGTTATAAATTTAGAAGATTGACAATTAGTTTCCTTCATACTATTTAATTTTTCCACGAGTATAGATATGTTTTCAAGAATATCTTTGCGCCAAGTTTTCTCAAAAAAGTCTAATTGTTCTTTATTCATTCTTGACTTTAAATCATTTATTGATACAGATAGTCTACCATTAATACTTTTTTTATCTGGGAATAAGCTAATTAATGGGTGAACAAATGCTTCATATAATGTAAGAAGAATAGTAGAATATTTTTCTTCTTCTATTAATCTATTTATAGCCATGTCGATTGCGTCATATACTTTTCCATTTGGTAAAATAGCAACAAGATCAACTCTGGGGTCTATAAAATGTACACGTGATTTGAATACAGTATCTTTTTTCAAAGAACCCATACATTTTCTTAGATCATTTAAAGTTGTATTGTCTGCTGGTTTATCGCATATATTAGTTTTAGTGTGAGGGAATTCGTCAGCATGAAGAAAATTCTCTATGTAAATATTTCCATTTACAGTTTTATTTAGTATTTGTGTGAAAACAGACGATATACTGGTTTCATTTGGACAAGATCCATCATTTCCATGTTCTTCTGAAAATATAACCATTGGAACTTTTCCTGGTTTCTTCCAGGTTGTATATCTCCATGGGCCTGATATGTATTTAGCTTCCTTTATTAAATCTTGGATAATTTCAAATTCTGGATTTGAATCCATGATAATTTAATATAATATTTATAATGTTTATATTCATTTTATTCTGACGCATTTAGTAGTTGTTAATCAATACTTATTCCCAAAATGAACTTACTGTTTATAATAACACCACTATTAGGTGGCCACATCTTTTCTGATACTTCTACTTTAAGAAGGAACTTATCCATATCGAATACATACTTATAGAATTCTTCATTGTAAGTAATATGCACACCAGAAAAACGTGTACTTGCATAATTTTTCAACCTATTTATAAATTCTGCTTCTAAAACATACATATCCTCTCCGAATTTAACATCTGGTGAACACAAGTACCCATATAGAGGGTTTGTCTTGAATTGGAGATTTTCCCTTTCCTTACATACTTTAGGTGGCAAATGATTCCATATACTACCTGGTAAACCAGCATCTACCTGTGCGTTGTATGCTAATACACATTTACGTAGAATACCAGGTAACTCGCTTTTGATTTCTTTAAATAGTTCAGTGTTGATTTCAGAAGCTGGAACAACTTTAGGAAAGTCAAACACTACTACACGACGACTGATTGAACCAGACTTATCTTCCCACCCAGGAGATTCATTACCTGCTAATATACCGGGGATATCCCATTCTTGGACTATAGGGTTATCGTGCTTAACTGGTGTAGAAATCTGCTCTCCTGTTACCATTGACTGGAAGTCTGCCTGACTCAGTCTCAGATCATTTTTTACTTCAGGCATCGCAAAAAACATCTTCCCCCACATAGATGAAAGACCGAATGTAGCCTCTATATTATTAGATATTATACCTACATCATTGGCAGCATAAAATTCTTGAAGAACTTTAATAACTGTACTTTTACCTGTACCAGCTACACCTTTTAAAAATGGTATAACTTGCCAACAGTCTCTAGTGTTCAATTTATAGAACAATCTACCCATGAAAACATACATCCATCTTATCATTTCTCTGTCCCAATCCTGAGTTTTAAAGATAGAATCGAAATGGGGAGTTTCGATTTCATCATATTTTAATTTGGGAGTACTTGCCAAATAGACATCTCCTTCGGAATAGATATCACTGAAATTAGCATCTAATCTTTTGCATGAAACTACATCTTTATAAGAACTAGATGTAAAAGGGTAAAACCTATCCTCGTCTGCTACATAAAAACCATCATTAAATGACCATACGCGATTTTGAACCTTAAGTTCTGGAAACTCAATCTCTCTACAATTCTTTAAAAACGTAACTATAGAATCTAAACCCTTGTTATCCAGTAAACACCACTTCTCAAGTTCAGTATGTTTAGGGCAAAGAATTTGGACATATTCTCTTATATCACACCTCTTCTTCCAAGCACGAGTAGATAACCCATCTTCCGTAAGTACCTGCTCCATTACATCTCCTCCACATCTTTTCAAATTACGTTTAAAAGTTTCTCTTAATATAAAAATACGAAGCTTTCCTAAATCTGTCATTTTATAATCTTCAAGCATTTTGTTAGTCCACAAATGCTCATCAACTGTTCTGGCTCCTGCAAAATCAGGATCTGTTAATTGGCGCAAATGCCACAAAGAACTTGAAAACTTCCTAACTAATCCTGTAACATGAGATAACTTCTTAGTCATCTCATCTACAAGTTGCATATCTTCACTTGTATTCTTCAAGACCTCGAAGTATGTATACATAACCTCCATGAATCTTAATTCTTTATCACAAATAGAATAGATCATGGCAGAATTAGGTATATTGTTATCAGGAAGGTTTCCTATGCGAGCAATATCATTAATTGTTACATTTAAGTCAAAGTTACCTTCTGTAAACTTGTACTTTTCAGAATATTTATCTAGGTCAACACGTATTTCTTCAAGTGAATCATACGAATTATCCACCACATCTTCCATAACTACTTATATATTTGTCTTTATTTTATTTTATCAGCTCTGAACAACTGAAAAGATATACATGTCCATGGAAGACAATAATATAATTTTTTTTTTGATATTGATATAAATGATTTTTTTATAATATAATCACTGAGGTATAATACTAATCATGGGTAGAGTCAAAAACGTATCAGAGATCATTGAAATCTCTAAATCACACAAAAAATCACCAGACAAGATGGCATTTAAGATTATAACTAAGAAAATTGACAGAGCTATGAAATTTAGGGCAGAAAATGGACATACATCACTCTCTATACAGATACCAGCATTATTGATGTCTATACCAGAATTCAATAGAAAGACTCTTACTGCTAAGGTATACCATCATTATCTTGAGTTAGGATTTGATTGTAAGAAGTCCATAGACGATGACAGATATAAGTTACTTCTTTCATGGACAGATGGTGTATCTTCTGAATCAGAAGGTGAAACTTCCAGTGACGATGAAAGTCAGATTTCTATTGATTTCGGGGAAGGTTCTGATAATAAGAAGAATGATGATGATGATGATGAACCAGGAGAGGTTAAAACGATAACCTTTTCGAAAAAGGAAAGTTTGGCAAGTAGAGTTAAAAATCTTTAAATTATAAATTTATTAAAATCACCTTGAATATCATATATTATCTCATTTGATATCTTTTCCAGATCAGTTACAGGATACATATCCATCCATTCTTCTATAATTTTATCTTCTATTATTAAATCTTTATCTTTAATATAATCAGCATTATTCGATATCATATGTGCACACTTCCTAGCTACCATCCCTCTTGACTCAGGAAATATAGGACAAAATGATACACCTTCTATGGTTTGTCTTCCTAATTTTGTATTGCCCCTAGAATGATTTAATTCATAATCTATAAGCAATAAATTATGTAAATCCCATTTTTTTGAAGATGGCAAATAACATTTAGGAACTACGTGTTCTATTGTTGAAAATTCCATATGTTGTAATTTATTAGTATAACCATTTATATACATACTGTTTTTACAATAAATCAATCTTAAAGCACTTCTTGCAATAGATTTAGATATCATACAGTAAGTAATAAATATTTAACTATTTAGAACTTACAATTTATTATTTTAATTTTGAAGCTCTATGAAATAATCTAAAAAATATAAATCAGTTTCATCTAGATTAATTTCATTGAATCCCATATCTAATCTCTGAGAATACTCAAAATCCTTCTTTAAATTCTTATAATTTCTAGGACCTATCATATCCTTAACCGTTCCCAACCATCTTTCGACATCCTTACATGTACTGATTTTATAATTATTTAAAAAATCAATATCTCCACCTATACAATAATCATGTAATCTTTCTTTGATAAA